TCAGCGCGTCGGTGTCGACTTGTGGCCGCGCCGCTTGCGCGTGTAGTGCTCGGTCATCGACACCGTCGTGTGCCCCAGCTGCTGCTGGGCCTTGCGGATATCGCCCGACGATTCCGCCTTGTCGGTCGCCGCCTTCGCGCGCAGGTCGCGGAACTGCACACCCTCGATGCCGGCCGCCGCGCACGCCTTCGCCCAGCGCCTGGACATTCCGTCCACGCTCACCGCCTCACCGCGCTCGCTGACGATCAGGAGCGTGTTGCGCACGGCATGGCCAGCTTTGCGCGTGCGCAGGCGCTCCAGCAGCGCCGCGAGCTCGCCCTCGACCGCGATGCGCAGCTTCGCCTTGGTCTTGCCCTGCCGGATGTTGATGACGCCGTCGCGCACGTCCATCTCGGTCAGCGCCAGCACGTCGGCCGGCCGCTGGCCGATCAGGTAGGCTAGGTCCATGGCGTCCTGCACGACCACATCGGCTGCCGCGCGGATCGCCTGGTACTGGTCGTCCTCGATGTACACGTCCCGGCCAGTCTCCTTGAATCCCTTGATGCCGGCGCAGGGGTTGGGCAGGGCGGTGTAGCCCTTGTCGCGCGCGAAGTTCCAGATGTGCGACAGCAGCGCCTTCTCGCGGTTGGCGCGCACCATGCCCTTGCCGCCCTTCGTGCGCCACGTCAGGTACTGGCGCACGGTGACCGGCTGGATAGCGTCCAGTGGCGCCGGCGGATCATCGAAGTATTCCAGCAGCTTGGTCAGCTCGTGCCCGTTGTCCAGCTGCGTGCGCGGCGCCTTGTGGATGATGACCTCCTGCCGGTAGGCGTCGCTCACCTGGCGGAACGTGATGACCGCCACGGCCTGCGCCTCTCGGCTCCCTTCCAGCTCTGCCCACCTCTTGATGGCCAGTGCGTAGTTGCTGCCAAGCGGGATCTCTTTGCGCTTCCCGTCTGCTTCGATCCCCGCATCATAGTAATAGTATGTCGTTCCAGACTTCTGGCGGCGCTGCCGGAAACGAGGTATCGCGCCTGGCTTTATTGGTCTACGGCCCATTTCTATCTCGGAACCGGTTGGATGGGGTGGAGAGCTTTCTTTGCTTTCAAATAGGCCTTGGACGCTGCCTCTGGTGTGGCGTGAAGGCCAAGCGAGATCCGTCGGCCTTCGTGAGCAATTTGTGCCCACCACTTCTGCGCCTGCCTATGCCAGCTGACTCCCACATAGCCAGAGCTGTTGTCGCTGCGTAGCTTTCGGTTCTGTGCGTTTCCAGAAGTAGTTACTGCGCGCAGATTGTCAGCAGCGTTGTTGTCTCTGACGCCATCCTTATGGTCAATCTCCAGGCCATCCGCAATATCACTGCCGGAATGAAGGATGAAAGCAATGCGGTGAGCGGCATACGCCTTTCCTTCAATCTCGACTATGCGGTAGCCAGTTGGCCCAATGTAACCAGCCGTGCTGCCTGGTCTGCATTTCGAGTTCCGGTAAACGATCCAAGTGAGCGCGCCGGTAACCGGATCGTAGGCCAGCAGCTCCCGGAGGCGATGAAGTGGAGGGGACATGTTTGGTTTCATCATGCCACCTTGTTGGGCCGCCACTGGGCGACCGCTGCTGCCTTGTCAGTGGAGGCGTCTGCGCCTCCTTCCAGGGTTGTCCACAACACGCGCGGCCACCCGTCCAAGCCCTTGTAGTGCGGAATCCCGTTCAGCACCAGAAACTCCTGCTGCCGGTCCCGGTACGGCGTGCCGCACAGCTCCCGCATCGACTCGCGGGACAGGCAGAGGCCGCCGGGTGCGGCCTTATTCTTCGCGGCCATGTTGTCCTCCTTCAGTCAGTGGCCAGGGCAGCGCGGGGCTGCTCGGGCGGTCATGCGAACAGGTCCAGTTGGGCCGGCAGCGCCGGCGGCGGGAGGATGGGGATCACGTGCGCCGGGGTGGCGCCGAGTTGGTCCATCAGCTGTAATAGGCGGGCGGCATATTTCTCGTTGTTCCTGATGAACCACGAAAGCCGGGCTGCCCTGAACCTGTCACCTGGGCATGCGCGTAGCCGGAGCGCTTCCCGATCTCTGCGCAGCTCCCGGATGTGATGAAGCGTCTGTGAGTACGCGCCTGGTAAGCGATGGCGGTCGTAGTCGTCCTCAGCGTGGTCAGCCATGAGCGCACTTCCGCCAGCACCAGGCGCACGCCCTCCCAGCCTGCCGCCCCAGCCACAGGGAGCCGATCCCGACCACGCGCACGCCGAGCACGATGGCGAACCGCACGGCCACGGTTGCGAGGTGGTCAGCCATTGGCTTCACCTTCCACGTCGGGATAGACGGCGATCATTGCTCGCACAGCATTCACAATTTCGCTGACCTCAAACTCCCGGCGGCGGTCGCCTAGTTCGTATCGAATCGAATGGATAGCCGTCTCCCAGCGGTCCTTTCGGACAATGCGTCCGTCCGCACGGAATTCGTAGTCTGCTGGCTCACCCTCGGCGTAGTCGGGATGACGCAAATCTCGCTCAGTAACATCGCGGCTCACTTGCCCACCGCCTTGCTGTCGATCAGCGGTGACGGCTCCAAAACATGATCGAATATGGCCGCAGCCTGTTCGGCCGTGATGGCAAGCCCATCGCACTCGCCCTCAACAGCCTCACGTAAGCGCTCTATGACAGCCGGGTGCTGCTGGAAGGCCCTCACTCCGATCATTGCGGCCTGGGCGGCATCCCACTCCTCCTGCTCACTTCCGTCCACCAGTGACCCAAGCCACTCAGCCAGATGGTCAGGGTCGCGGAACTGCCCCAGGCCCGCGGCCTGCGGATGTTGGGGGTAATTCATCTTGGAACAGCCAACACATTCATACAGCAGCGGTGTTCCGCAGTCGGTGCACACCGGCTCGCGCATCGGCTGGCGGGCACCAGAGAGCGCGGCATACTCGGCGAAGGCATTACGGATTGCTTCCCGCGATTCCTCGGGCGCATCGGCGGTGAGGTATCCCAGAACCCACTCGACGCTGATACCCGCCGACTGGCGGACCAACGGGATGCTGTAGGCGGCGTCTATCTTGCGGATACCTTCCTGGGTTTCCCCTTGCTTCAAAGCGCTCTTGTTGCTGTCGGAAATCACCATGTGCGCGTAGTTGTCTGCGCAATGTTGCCAACCGACGATCTTCCCCACCGTCTGGCGTGCGGCGAGGGCGGCAGCCGCCCGATTCAGCGTGTCGATCACGTCGCTAGGCAGGTAGCCAGTATCATCTGCGGCGTTCTGACTGGTGCTGTGCTGGCTTTCAACGATGGCGCGCAACTGATCCGCCAGTTCCAGCGCACCCCCCTGACCGGCCTGGGAGGGCTGGGCGCAGTCCGGGCACGGATACTCGCCCTGCTCAAACTGCTCCGGCGTCTGGCCGCTGGTGTAGCCGATCACACCGAGGCCGTAGCAGCTGCCGCACAGCAGCGGTGCCCCAGCACCGCGCAGCTGCCGCAGCCGGTTGGCCACGTCCATCTTGCTCATGCCCGGCCGCCCGAACAGGGCATCGGCGATCTGTGCGTCCAGGCGCTCGCTGGCGCCGTCTGCCATCGCGGTGTTCATACCCGCTTCTCCTTCTGCTTGGTGCGTCCTGCGTGGCCACCCTCGACCACCTGGCGGCGGCTGACGGTGGATCGGTCGATGGGGCTGGTGCCGAGCTTCTGGACCTTGCCGCCTGCTGCTTCAAAGCGCGCCACGTCGTCGGCGATCTGCCGGGCCTCGGCATCCTTCTGCTGCTGGCTCGCGCCTTCGAACGTGCGCTGTACGTGGATGGCGGTCATGCGCTTTCTCCAGTGGCCTTGGCGATGGCCCTGAGAGCGAATTCCCATGTGGCTTGCGTGTGCCCGTTTTTGTCCAGTCTCTGCAGCGCTTCCAGCAGCTCCGGCGCGGCGGCGATCAGTCGGGCGTTAGCGTGAGTAGTCTGGGCTTCGGAGGCGGGCGCGTTGTCATAGGAAATATGGCGGACGTCTGCGATCTTGTATCGCAGGCCGAGGACAGTCCCCCGTACCCGCAGATAGCTTTTGCCCATTTCTTCCGGTAAAACCGTCCACGGCCCCGGCGTGTGCTTACTGCTCATGCGATGCTCCTCAGCGGCGCCCTGCTGACTTCCATCGGGCACCACACGTTGGTCAGATTGTTCAGGTGGACCTGCAGCGGATCGCGCCGCAGGGGTTTCAGCGGGTCGCACAGCCTCCGCTCGGCGTTCCGGCAGGGCGCGCACGCGGCGGTGACCTTGCCGTTGATCAGCGGAAAGAACCGCAGCGGCAGGCGGGCTGCGCACTTGGTGCAGGTCTTCATGGTCAGAACGGAATGTCGTCGTCGGCGAACTCACCCTGCGGTGCCTGCTGAGGCGCACGCTGCGGCCGCTCGCGTTGTTCCTGTCCACCACGGCGCGAACTGGTGCCGCCGCCCTGGCCGTCCTGTTTGCCGCCGAGCATCTGCATCTCATCGGCCACAATGTCGGTGCTGTACTTCTCCACGCCGTCCTGGCCGGTGTACTTGTCGTAGCGCAGGCTGCCCTCGATGTAGACGTTCGACCCCTTGCGCAGGTATTCGCCGGCGATCTCGCCAAGCTTTCCGAACAGCACCACTCTGTGCCATTCGGTGCGCTCCTGCTGGTTGCCGTCCTTGTCCTTGCGGTAGCTGGTAGTGGCCAGGCTGATGCGGGTGATCGCCATGCCGCCTTGGGTGTACTTCACGTCCGGGTCGTTGCCGAGGTTGCCGACCAGGATGACTTTGTTGATGCCACGGGCCATTAGGCTGCACTCCGATTCAGTTGGTTGAGGATTGCCTGCACGTCTGCTTCCAGCTGCAGGCAGGCCGATTCCAGGCGTTCGATGAATTCGTCATCGCGGGGGATGCGCTGGATGTAGATCCGGTGCGATTCCGGGAAGTCGGGGTGGAAGCTGACGAAGTCCCACCACTGCCGCCCGGTCACCCACAAGCCGCCCTGAATCTGCTCGATGTGTTCCGGCGGCAGGCCGGTGAGCAACGTCTGCAGGTGCACTTCACTGGACTCCGGCGACTTGATCTCTCCTCCGCCGTCATCGCCCACGAGGAAGTCAGGCGACGCGCCGATGAAGTCGTAGTGCGGGTGCAGGGTGAACTCAGCTGGGGTGACGATCACGCCCGTCTCGGCCTGGTAGGCGGCGACAGCGGCAGGCTCGACCGTCTGGCCCCATGCCAGCGCTGCGGCCTTGACCTGCTTGCGCGGGCGCATCGTCAGGCGCTCGGCCGCCAGCTGGTGCGCGTAGTCCGTCAGGGCCTTGGGCTGCGGTTTCTGCTGGCCCTTGCGGGGGCCGCTCTTGAACTCGCCGCGCTCGCGCTCGACCATCACGTCGTTCATCCGGGACGCAGTGATCCGGCCAGCGCGGGCCGCGAACCACTCGTCGCTGCGCTGGTCGATCATTCCTGCACCTCCTCGGCGACAGCCGGGGCAGCACTGACCTTCTCGGCCTCTGCTTGGTACTTCGGCATCAGGTCGGACACTAGGCGGCGCTTCTCCTTCGGCCAGGCAGCCCACAGCTGACGGAACGCTTCCACGCCCTTGCCAGCGGCGGCCATGGCTTCCTTATCGGCTTCCTCGCGCTCCGGGCCAGACGGGATGGTCTGCTGGACCGCCGCGGCTGCCACCGACGACTGCGGCGTGTGCCGGCCAACAATCTCGGCCACGACCTCGTCGGGCAGGTCCTCAATGTCCTGCGTGAAAATGTCGGATGCGGCGGTGGCGGTGATGACCGCATCCACCTGGGCGCGCTTCTTCGCTATCTTGAGGATGGTGTTGGCCACGTCGGCGGGGTTGGTGCGCACCTGCTGGATCTCGCGGCCATCGCGAAGGAACTTCACCCGGCGGCGGTTCTCCGCGGTGGCCTGCCACTCCTTCGCATGGACCGCGCCGCGCCAGCTGTACTTCTCCTCCGCGCTGCTGCACTCGCCAATGCCAGCGCCGATGAAGGAGCCATTGGCCGACAGCAGGTTCACCGTCACGCGGTAGGCGATCTCGCCGCCTTCGGACAGATCCGTAACCTCCGGCTTCGCCGCCAGGCGGAACGTCGCCATCAGCTTCTCGGCGCCCGCCTTGTAAAGGCTCTTGGACTTGGTGCCGGGGATGGTCCCGTAGTGGGTGCCATCACGCATCACCTCGGCCATCACGTCCTGCATCAGGTTGACCTGGGCGCGAACATCCGCAGCCGTCAGGGATCGGGAGCCGTAGGTATCGACGGCGGGCTGGAACTGCACTACTGCGTTCATGTGTGCCTCGTTGAGAGTTGCCGGGTTGTGGAACCCGCCCGGCGCGGGACCCTGCTGGGGAGGCAGGGCAGGGGAGTTGGGTGGAGGGGCCGGTGGTTTCGTTCCGGCATGTCTGGCTTGGAAGCGGAGCCATCCAGACGCTCAATTCATGGCCCCAAGGCGCATGGCCGCTTGTGCTCAGTTAACTACGGATCACCACTCCGCATTCCCTCCGTAGTCGTTGCTGTCAGGTCAGGGGATTTCCATGCACTGGCCGTCGCACCCGTTTTCTCGGCACTCGGGGCAAGGCTCTGCGTCGGCGAAAATGCCGTGCACGGCTTCGTGGTTGTTCATCTCGATATCGGCGTTGCCAAGCAGCAGGCCGTCCATGTGGTACTCGGTCACGGCCAGTCCCGGCGCTACAGGTGGCTCGATCTGCGGCAGGCCGAACTGCTCGGCCAAGGTGCGACGGCCTTTGAACTGCTCGGCGAAGGCAGAATCCAGGTGGGCGAACGGGTTCATGCGAACACCGCCTGGACACAGATCGTTGCAGCAGCCCCGCAGCAGAACGCGAGGAAGTAGGCGGCGAGCTTGCCGATCACGGCGAGGTGCATGGCTCGGTCGGCGGCGGTCATGCGCGCAGCTCCTTCAGGTAGCGGGAAGCGAGTCGGTCGCGAACAGCAACCAGTCGCGGCTCCTCAGTGAAGTGCCAGCCAGGGTCCTCGCTTACGGTGTTGCCAAGCTCGCCGTATTCGGTCGAACCCTTTTCGGTCGGGAAGAAGCGACATATGCGGGCATTGGCCTCGGCCCGAGCAGCAGCCTTTGCAGTGAGAAAGTGGCGACCCTTTCTCTGCGAGAAGTAGACCGTCCTGTTGACTTTGACTGCGCTCACTTCGCACCCCCAGCTATCCCAGCCCGCAGGTCGCGCACCATCCGGCCAATGGCCATCGCAGCGCTGTCACCGCGAAGGAAGTCAGCACGCGCAAGAGAGGCAGCACGGTCGGCGTGGTGCGGCTTGTAGCCGTAGCGCAGTGCAGCCAGGCGCACCAGTTCGGCCACCGCCACCGCGCGGATCATGCGGCGCGGGAAGGGGAGGATTACGGCGCTCATGCGGCACCTCGTACGCGGGCGAGGGCTGATTCCAGGTCGCGGCGCGCGGCGTGAACTCGGGGTTGCAGGCGGTCAAGGCTTTCAGCGTTGATGCCTTCCAGTTCGCGATCTGCCAAAGCGGCCTCGGCTTCGGCGTATGCCTCTGCCGCCTCGATCAGCTCGGCGACTACGGCGCGGGCTTCGTTGAGGTCACTCTGGTCGCGCTTTACGACGCTCGGCTTGAACTGCTCCGGGAATCCGGCCGCGTCGTCCACGTAGGATTGGCAGCGATCCATCACCGCCAGCACATCCACACCCCGGCTCATGCCGCCACCTGCTGCAGGTTGGTGGCCAGATCAGCGCAGGCCTGCGCCCGAGCCAGCATTTCGGTCGCCAGCAGCCCGCTGCAGGGCCGCATGGCGCGCAGTTGGTGCAGGAGGTAGTAGTGGCGGCGGTCTGCCTTGCGGCGCTCTCTCATGGCCCAGGTGAAGCGGCCGGCGCGGAACTTCGCCATCAGCACCAGCGGGTCGATCTCGCCGTCCTGTACCTCACCGGTGCCGATGCACTCGCCGCAGGTGACGCCGTACTCGCACTGCGGGTCGCCGCAGCCGCTGTCGTTGCGGTAGACCTCGCCAGTTCCCTGGCACGACGGGCAGTCGATGAACCCGTTGGCCGGGTGCAGCGGCAGGCCGCGCTCCTCGCGGGACAGCTCGCAATTCCGTTTGTGGTCGCGGATCGACGCATAGCCGATTCGCGTGGTCGAGCGGGGCAAACCTTCGATGGCGAACATTGCCGTGTCTCCAAGCCGCTCCCCGGAAGTGGGTGTGCTGCGGCGTTGGGAGAACGATATGCAAAACGGGATAACTATGCAATCCCGAACGGGATAAATTTCTGCATAAGCCGACGAACGGTAGGTAGAAGGTCTACTTAGCTACGTTTGTCACTTGTCAGAGCAGAAAACCCGCCACACCGATTCATTGACGCTGTCCGGTGTGATGGCCTGCACGCTGTTCAGCGGCCCGCCGCTCAGATACTCGCCTTTAGCGTCATGCAGAGACTCAGACAGATACGTTGCTGTCATGGCCTCGCAGGAGTACCTGATACGTGCCTTGTGCTCTGTTGCTTTAACGTTACCGCGCGGGAGTGGCTTCCCATCATTGGTAAAGCGCAACCACACGGTAACCGTCCCATTCGCCCGGACGATGGTCTCCTTGTCCACGCTGGTTTCGATTCCAGATGGAGACTTACCCAAGGAAAGCCAGCGGCCCTCATCCGCATGGGATGCCCCAGCCGCCACGCACATAGCGCAAAGCGCGAGAAAAGCCCTTTTCACGTCATACCCCCTTGTAGATGACCTGTTCCCTAACCAAGCCCGCTTCATCGAACCCGATGCCCTCAACCCGGCATTCTCTGGCTCGCTCCATCCTGTCCTTCAGCTCCAGCAGCTCGTCATCAGTCAGGCACTCCATGACCCCGCGAACCTGCGCCGTCTCCTGGCGGATCAACCAACCGAGGTAGTACATCCGGGCCAGGTCCCGGATCCGGGCATAGACAATGTCTCGGGTTGCCCCGTCCATGCCCGATCTCTGGAATGGCACCACCTGGCCGCGCCTCACGATCGCCGGCCTCGATTCCTTCCGAGGCGCCATGCCCATGGCCTCGGCCATTTCCCCTGCAAGTTCCTTCAGTCGCTCGTCGCTGATCGCCATGCTGTCCTCACCCTGTTTTACGAAGCTCGGCAGCGAAGCGGCGTAGGGCAACGATCACGTTGCTGTCGTCCATGATCCCGGCGGCGCCTTCCTCTTGGACCACCTTCATGGCCACGTATAGGCGATCCGCATAGGTCTCCTTGGGAAGCGGCTCAGGAGCCATGGCCTCCATCTCACTCACCAGCTTCACTGCGGCTGCAACTATCTCCCGCTCCGATCCCACGGATTGAGACGCTGCTGGTTCCTCGATGCCGGACAGATCAATCCACATGAGGTCGCTGGCGGAGACGCCGAAGTGCCGGGCCAGCTGGCCGATCTTCTCTGGGTTCGGCTTGCTGATCTTGCCCGCCATGTAGCGGCTCACCCACGACTGCCCGGCCCCGGAGGCGACCGCAGCATCGGCTGCAGTGGTCTGGTTGACGTGGATCAGGTGGCGAAGGTTGCGGCGGGGAAGGTCGTCGTCATGCATACAGGAATGATCCCGCATACCGTTCGTCGGACAAAATGCATTTGGGGATTCCAAAGGTATCCCGAATGGGATATTTTCCATGGCCATGAACCCATCACTCGCCATCGAACGTCTCCGCGCCGCCGGGCTGACCGAGCAGAGCATCGGCTCTGCTGTGGGTGCCCGGCAGTCCACCATCAATCGGATTCGCCGCGGCCTGATGCAGCCGACCTACGAGGTTGGCAAGGCGCTGGTTGATCTCGCTACCGCTACCGAGCGCAAAGCCGCTCGCCGCCGCCGAGCCTGAAATGCCCACCTCACCGACCCCGCGCAGGGAAGGGCACCACGGTGCCGCTGCCGGGGGCGGGCGGGTTCTTCCGCTCCACCTGGGTGATCTGCACCCGATCCGCGTAACGCCTCAGCACGAACAGCCGACCGGCAACCGGCACCAACTCGACTACACCGCTCGACCGCTTCACCTCTGAATTCACGAATGGCTGCTCCTGATTGGGGAGCGGCCATTTTCAGGACCCACCAGGGGAATCCAGGGGAACACACCTTCCCCCAGCTTCCCCAGCACACGCAAAGAGGCATTCATGCGACACCTGAGCATCACCTACCAAGGCGGACTCACCCAGCGCTCTCGCAGCCTGCGGGAGCTGCTGCAGGTCCAGGTCCACAACAACGGCGGCGTGGTGGCCGTAGCCGGCCGGATGGATCTGGCCCCGTCCAAGCTGTCGGAGAAGCTGGCCGGCGGCGACAGCGGCGGCAAGCCGCGCGGCATGACCATCGATGAACTGGAGCGCTACATCACCGAGACCGGCGACGTGGCCCCGGTGCACTACCTGGTCGAGAAGTTCCTGACCTGCCCGGATGCCCAGCACGCCGAGGCCGTGGCCGAATTCGCCAAGCTGGCCGCGATCATGGGCCCGCTGGCCGCCAAGCTCGGGGTCAAGTGGCCATGAAGAAGGACGGATGGCGCGATTTCCTGAGCCGCCGGTTCGCTGGCGCAAAGTCGGACAGCCCGATTGAGTCGCTGTACACGGCCACCTTCCACGTCATGCGGCGGCACTTCATGGTGCCGGATGCCCCAGTGGTCTTGATGCAGCAGCAGGTCCACTTCGGCCCCTACCGGGCAGACGTCGTGTTCGTCTGCAAAGCCGACGACGGGCAGGAGAAGCGGTTGGTAGTCGAGCTGGACGGCCACGAGTTCCACGAACGCACCAAGGAGCAGGCTGCAAAGGATAGGGCCCGCGACCGCTGGATGCTGGAACAGGGCTTGACCGTCATCCGCTTCACCGGGAGCGAAGTCTGGAATGACCCGTTCACCTGCTGCCACCAGACGGCGGATCACATCTTCACCCTGATCCATGGGATGAGCCGAGCCCAATCCGTGGCCGCTGCGGGCCTGGCGGCAATCGGCGCTCTGTTCGAGCGCGAGGACTGACCGTGAACTACTTCGAACACCACATCGGGGACTACGCGGCGGCGACCGCCCACCTGACGCTGGTGGAGGACGCCATCTACAGCCGCCTGCTGCGTCGGTACTACCTGCAGGAGGAGGCGCTGCCGGCGGACGTGAAGCAGGTTGCGCGGCTGGCCGGCGCGCGCTCCCCGGAAGAGGTCGAAGCCGTCCAGGCGATCCTCGGTGAGTTCTTCACCCTTACCGACGATGGCTGGCACAACAAGCGTGCTGACGAGGAGATCGAGCGTTACCAGGGCAAGCAGGACAAGGCACGGGCCAGCGCAAATGCCCGCTGGAACAAGGCTGCACCGCAATCGGATAGCGAACGGAATGCGAGCGCAATGCGGCCGCATACCGAAGGCAATGCTCTCCAGACACCAGACACCAATAACCAAACAGAGAAGCAGAAGCAAAAGCGTGTGCAGCCTCCGGCCGCACCGTGCCGATTCGAGGAGTTCTGGGCTGCCTACCCGAACAAGAAGGGCAAGCAGGAAGCCGAGAAGACCTGGCGCCGCAGGAATCTGGACGACCGCTGCGACGAGCTGATCGCCCACGTCGGGCTGATGAACGCCAGCGACGACGCGTGGGTCCGTGGCTACGTGCCCATGGGGTCCACCTACCTCAACCAAGCCCGCTGGGAGGACGTGCCTCGCGAAGCGGCGAGGGCAGGGCCGGTGCCCGGCCAGTCGTCGCAGCCGAGCAAGACCCTCTCCGCAATTCAAACCCTGCAAGGGATGAAATCACATGCAAACGTGGATCCACGACGAGATTCTGGACGGCCTCAGCAGGCTGCTCTGTCTGGGCCTGGACAGGACGCCGGCTTCGGACCTGATCGCAGGGACGGCCGCTATGTGGGCTGAGGCGCTGACCAACGACCGCGTCTGGGAGCAGGAGCCGGACGCACCGCGCTTCCGCCGCGCCTTCGTCAAGCTGAGCCAGACCCGCCGCCAGTGGCCGGCGCCGGCCGACTTCCTCGAAGCGTTGCCGCCCCGCGAGCAGCTGGCCCTGACCAAGCAGCCGATACCCGCTGATCCTGAGTCGCCGGCCATGAAGAAGCGCTTCGAGCAGATCGGCAAGATGCTCGCCGCACCGGCCCGGGAGAAGGCGGACAACGGCCATGGGCACGTGCACCCTCGCGCTGACGGGAAGCGCGCGCGCTGCGGTGGCCCCGGCATCTGCGATCAATGCAGCCGCGAGAAGGCTCTGGCCGATGCCCAGGTGGTGCGCGCATGAGCCGCATGAACCTCTCCGACGCCGACGTGTTCCGCCTGTATTGCGAGGGCTGCAACGCGGCCGAGATAGCCGCGGCGATGCAGATTCCGGAGCCGGCAGCCGCTGCCGTGATCGCACGCAGCCGTGTTCTGCATGCGCGCGCGCAGGAAGGCCGGCGCCCTGGCCCGATGCACCTCTCCGAGCGGGAGGCGGCGTGATCGCTCAGTACGAACTGGAACGCGCCCGCCAGACCGGCCGGTGGATGCGCGACGCACACAAGGACCGGAATTCGGTCCCGCTCTACGCCATGGGCGAGGACGGGCTGGCGCTGCGCCGGGCTTGGCTGGCCGGCTGGGACGAACGAGACGAGCAGATCAGGAGGAAGGCATGAGCGCGAAGACGACGCATTGCATTGGCCGTATCGAATTGCGTATCCGTTTTGATGAAGACGGGAAGGCGGTCGATTGGGAAGTAGTTGCCGAGACCAACGGGCGGCAGTCAACCGGAGCAATTGAGCTGCTGAGCATAGCGTCCGAAGGCGCGAGAGCGGCGATTGACCGCGAATGGCAGCCGCTGCCCGCTCCGCCGGAGGTGGAGGGATGAAGACCTACAAGCCTCATCTCTGCTATCGCGGTTCGTTCTGGTGGTGCATGAGTGGCTACGACCGGGGAGCTGGGCTGTCGCCGAAGGCTGCCTACGATTCGATGCGCGCAAAAATCAACAGCCGCATGAATGCCTTCTGCTTGAACGTGAGGCCGCAGCCATGAAGCGCACCTTCCTGATCGACCCGCAGGGGAACCGGAACTGGCCGCAAGTGCTGTCGCTGGTCGTGAGCGGCATCAACGACTGGATCAAGGGCGGCCCGGTGCAGATCACGCTGGACGAGCCGAAGCGGACGCTCGATGCGAATTCGGCGATGTGGGCCACGCTGGCCGATATCGCGCGCCAGGTCGAGTGGCCGCACACCAAGGGCGGGAACTGGACCATCGGCCTGATGGATTCGGACAGCTGGAAGGCCATCCTCACCGCCGCTTTCGAGCAGGAGACCAAGCAGGCCCAGGGCATCGGCGGCGGCACGGTCATGCTCGGCGCCCGGACCAGCCAGTACAGCCGCCGGAAGATGGGCGAGTTCATCGAATTCGTGAACGCCTTTGGCACCGAGCGAGGCGTGAAGTGGTCCGCCAGCGCACAGGACGAGATGGCGCAGTTCGCGCCGACCACCAAACAGCAGAGGGCAGCTTGATGAAGATCTGGAATGTCTCGTACAGCTTTGTGGCTGTAGTCGTCGCGGAGAACGAGCTGGAAGCACACAAAGTCGCTCGGCAGTACGCGATGGACGCTGCTGAGGATACGTCCGGCGACCTGGACGTCACGGTGGAGAAAGAAATCCTGACTCGCGCAGATTTCGAGAATGGCTGGGACGCGGATTGCATCCCATATGGCGGGCCGAACAACTCTCGGATCGGCGAACTGAACCCCGCCCTCAACGCGAAAGGAGACGCCGCATGAACCTCGAACAGATCGACACCAGCACTACGGCGGGGAAGGCTCTTGCTCAGCTGGCCGAACTGCTGAAGTTCAGTGGCGGCGAAGGTGAGCTGCAGATTGGGCGCGAGTTCGGCAAGGCGCTGATTGCCGAGATCGACGCCCTCACGCCGCCCGAGGTCTCTGACACGACCCGGCGCCTGATCGATCTGCTGGTTGAGCGCGACAGGGTAGGGCGCGCCAAATACGGCACCACGCTTGACCGCACCGACCTCACGCGCGATCAGTGGCTGCAGCACATGGTCGAAGAGTTGCTGGACGGCGCTGGATACGCATTGGCAGCGAAGCGCCCGGAGGTGCCGTAATGCGCACCAAGAACGCCAAGGCCTTCACCGCAGCCGAGCGCGCGCACCTGCAGGCGGTCAAGGGGCTGCCCTGCAGCGTGTGCGACGCACTGGCGCCGTCGGACGCCCACCACATCAACCAAGGCCAGCACTTCACCACTGTGGCGCTCTGCAAGGACTGCCACCAGGGCAGCGTGAACGGCTGGCACGGTCAGAAGGTCATGTGGCGGATCCACAAGATGGACGAGCTGGCCGCGCTCAACGTGACCCTGCAGCGGCTGGGCATCGGGGTGGCGGCATGAACGAGCTGATCCTGCCGTGGCCGAGCAAGGACCTGTCGCCGAATGGGCGGGTGCACTGGGCCAAGAAGGCCAAGGCTACCAAGAAGGCCCGCGCCGATGCCGGGTGCCTGGCGTTCCTCGCCGGTTGGAGGAAAACGGAGTTTCCCGAGCTGAGGGTGCACCTCTGGGTCACCTTCCACCCGCCGACCAAAATGCTTCCCGACGACGACAACATGCTCGCCCGATTCAAGCCGTACCGGGACGGCATCGCCGATGCGCTGGGCATAGACGACAAGCGCTTCATCAGTCACCCGCTGGTCAGTACCGAGGTCCGCAAGGGCGGCCAGGTCGTGGTCAGGATCACCGGAGGGCCGGAGGCATGACCCCCACCTTCAGCCAGTACACCACCCCAGAGCTGGAAGTCGTCGCCCGGATCGACCACGCGCTGGCCGACGAGGTTTTCAGCCTCCACCGGCAGGGCTATGACGTGCGCGAGGTGCTGCACGAGGCCCGCGCCTTCAAGGCCGAGGCGCAGATGATGCGCCGAGAGATCAGACGCAGGAAGGCCAACCCATGAGCCAGGTCACCCAACCCCGCACCGGAGGTCGAAACATGGCCGTATCCGTTGATGCTCCCCGCCGCACCGGTACAACTGACAGTGCTCCGTTCCGGCAGGTCTGGAAGCCGCGCGTGGTCTGCGTGGTCGACCCGATCAACCCGGCCGATGCCCTGAACTCCATCCTCCCACGAATCGCAGAGAACCAACGCGGATGCACAGTGGCCAGCTACCTTCTCATCAACCCGGAGACCTCGCAGGCGTTCGTCCTGGCCGAGGACAAGCCGGTGGCCGTGGAGATGGCCCGCAAGGGCGAGAAGTCTCCGTACTGGCCGTGGTTGGTGGGCAAGTACAGCTTTCCCCGTGTGACCGCCGAGGCTGCGGCCAACGTGCTGGAAGACATCCTGGAGCATCTGGGCATCGCCGCCGAGCCGGTGCCGAAGCGGCGCATGCCCACGCAGCTGGATCTGTTTGGGCACGCCGCGTGACCGTGTACATGCGGCCCTCTACCGAGGCTGGTATCGGTAGCCCCAGCTGGCAGGTGGGCAACAGCCAGCACCAAGGGAGCGGGGTGCCGCGTTGCGGCGGCAGGAACGGTCGCCACGCCGGGCCTGTGTCCACTTTCCCCCGTGGGACCGAGGAGGCCCTGCCGTGAATCTGGACCCGATCACGCAGGGCCTGCAGCACCTGGCCGGCCAGTTCAGCCTGACCCGGCAGGAGTGGCGCGACCACCACCGCGGCGGCGACTCGCTGCTGGACGCGCTGGTGAGCCACGGCTACGCGCAGGAGAAGGGCGAGCGGTTCGGTATCACCCGGCAGGGGCAGGTGCGGCTGCAGGAGGCGTCAGCATGATGGACATCACCAAGGACATCCTCAACCGCCTCGGGCAGCGCCGTGCGGAGGTGTACCAGCGCACGCAAAAGGTCCCAGAGTGGTTTGGGGTCTCCCCACACGAGTTCTGCCAGCTCCAGATGGAATGTACCCCGGTTCAGGGAGCAATCCAGTCGGAGCCAAGCGGGGGCATCAGGGTATTCGGCATTCCTGTCGTTGCCCTTCAGGACGTATTCGTGCACAAGCGCCAGTTCAACTGGGTCGCCAGTGAACTCGGCCATGACCCCGCCAGCTTGCCGCGCGAGAATGGGCAGCGCTACTTCGATTGGTTGGGCGGCGGCATCCGTTACTGGGACGGCTGGCGGGAGATGCCCAGTGGCCGGTAAGCAGACCAAGGCCAGCACGGCCAAGAAGGCGAGCAAGCCCATCGGCCGCCCAAGCAAGTACACGCAGGACCTGGCCGAGCGTGTGTGCGTCCTGATCGCCCAAGGGGACAGCATCGCCAAAATCGGAGAGACCGAGGGCATGCCTGACGCCCGGACCATCTTCCGCTGGCTGGCTGCCAATGCTGGTGGGGAGGAGGATGATCCCGCCTCCTTCCGACAGCAGTACATGCGCGCGCGCGCGAGTCGGGCTGATGCCCGGTTTGAGCGCCTGGACGAGATCATGCAGAAGGTGGAGGACGGCCTGCTCGACCCTGCCGCTGCCCGCGTGATGATGGACGCCATCAAGTGGCAATCCGGCAAGGAGAACGCCAAGCGCTACGGGGAGAAGGTCCAGCTGGCCGACGCTGACGGCGAGAATCTGCCGGCGCCGCCGCCGTTCTACGTCATGGGCGTGGTCCCGGCCAAGCAGGGCGAGTGACCGTGTCGGCCCAGCCGAACCCGTTGGCGCCGCACACCCCGGTGCACATCCCGGCCAAGCTGCTGCCGGTGCTGAAGCCGAAGCAGTTCAAGGTGCTGTACGGCGGGCGCGGCTCGGCCAAGTCGCACACCGTGGCGCAGATCCTGGTCATGCTGTCGATGCAGGCCAGGCACCGCATCCTGTGCGTCCGCGAGATCCAGAAGTCGATCGCGCAGTCCTCCAAGCGGGTGATCGAGGACTACATCAACCGCATGGGCCTGTCGGCCTACTTCAAGATCAACAAGCAGGGCGAGGACCAGATCACCTGCATCCTGACCGGTTCCACGTTCAGTTTCACGGGCCTGCAGGACCACACCGCCGACAGCATCAAGTCGTTCGAAGGGGCGACCATCGTGTGGGTGGAGGAGGCGTCCAACGTCTCGGCCAACAGCTGGAACAAGCTGATCCCGACCATCGTCCGCACGACCGGCGCCGAGATCTGGGTGACCTTCAACCCGGACCAGCAGGACGACTACGCCTACAAGCGCTGGGTCCTGGGCAACGACCCCGACGCCATCGTCATCCGGATCAACTGGCTGGACAATCCGTGGTGGAACCCAGCCATGGAGACGGAGCGCCTGAAGACGCTGGCCGTGTCGCAGGACCTGCACGACCACATCTTCGGCGGCCAGCCCCGGGCCAAGGCCGGCATCCTGTTCAAGCGGCACTGGTTCAAGCGCTTCAACCTAGGCGATGAGCCAAAGGGCCTGCGCAAGTACCTGTCGAGCGACTATGCCGGCGCGCCTGATCCGGACGATCCCGAGGCCGATCCCGACTGGACCGAGCATGGCTGTGCCGGCCTGGACCATGTGGGCGATATGTGGTTCCTCGACTGGTGGAGCGGCCAGGAGGATCCGTCTGTATGGATCGCCGCCCTGATGCAGATGGGCCGGCGCAACAAGCCCGTGATGGCCTTCGAGGAAATGGGCGTCATCCTGCGCACCACCGACGGCGCCATCCGACGGGCGGCCAAGGCCACGCAGACGTTCGTGCACCGCGTACCTCTGGCCAGCGCCGGCAGCAAGGCAGACCGCGCCCTGGGCTTTGCCGCGCGCGCCGCCACCGGTTCGGTGCATATCCCGAACACGGAGTGGGGTGACCGGCTGATCGACCAGCTGTGCGCCTTCACGGGCGAGGATGGCCGCCGGGACGATATGGTCGACGTGTGCAGCCTGTTCGGCCGCGGCATCGACCTGATGGCCGATGGCAGCCTGCCGCCCGAAGCGAAAGCCCCGCCGCCGGCCCCGTTCACCGATAAGTGGTTCAAGCAGCGAGACGCCGCAGACCGCGACGACGACGAGTCGCAGGCCCGCTACTACCGTTGATGCCTCTGGCAGACCGGGCACCTTGGGGACAGTTCGCAAACCGGCCCGACCATGGCAGACCTACCCATCGCAGCACTCGAAACCGGGATCGCGGCCGCCGCTGATCCTGATCCGGCGCGTGCCAAGCAGTTGAGCCAGATGCAGGCCGACGTGAAGCGCTGGATGGCCAGGTTCGAGGAGGCCCGCGAGTACGACAAGGACGCCCGGCTGCAATACGCGAGGGACCGGCGCCAGGCACGCGGCGATTCCGGGTTTCTGGTCGACGCCAACATCATCGGCACCAACATCGACAATCTGGAGGCGTTCCTCTACGCCCGCAACCCTGACTTCGATGTGTCGCCCGGGCCGTCGCACCGCATGCCCTCCCCGGAGCAGCTGCGAGACGTGGTCGAGTCTGACGAGCAGCTCATGGCCCAGCTGCAGCAGCAGGCCGAGCAGGACGCAATGGAGGTTGGCCGCCAATCCGCCGTGCAGCTGGTTGCGGGCGGTATGCCACAGGACCAGGCGCTGCAGCAGAGCATGCAGGCGCAGGAAGGCTACATGGCCACCATGCCTGTCGAGAAGCTGGTCGGCGACGAGGTGATGAAGCTGCGCAAGCAGTACGCCAAGAACTCCCGCGAAATGAAGGAGTTCGCCGAAACGATGGAGGCGGTCGGCACCCAGATGTGGAAGGACGCGCAGCTGAAGCGCCGCGGCCGGCCGTGGGTGCGCTCGTCCCTGACCATCGGCCTGGGCGTGCTGAAGGCCTCGTGGCAGGAGCGCACCGAGATCTCTCCGGAGACACAGACCGCGATCAACGACCTGCAGCAGAACATCGCGCGGGCGCGGGCGCTGCAGGAGGAGTTGGCCGACGGCACGGCCGGCTATGGCGCGCGCGCATGGGATACGGTCAAGGGCGTGTTCGGCAGCGACCAGGAGGCGACCGTCGCCGAGCTGGAGCGCCAGCTGGCCACGATCCAGAACGGGGCCGAGCGGGTTGTGGCCCGTGGTTTCGTGATCGACAACGTGGCCGGCGAGAACTTCCAAGTGGCGCCCGGCTTCACCATCGCCAACCACGTGGACGCGCCGTGGAACGCCGAAATCTCCTACCAGCGGTATGAGGACGCGCTGGCCGAGTTCGGCCCGTACCTGGCGCAGTTCGATCCCAAGGGCGACGCAGCGGCGATCATGTGCAAGGCGGCCAAGTTCGCCCCGCGCAAGCCCTGCATGGGCAAGAACCAGAGCGTGAATGTCGCCGAGAACGCGACGACCGCCGAGGACGCCGACGAATTCACCACCAACCCCGACGGCGGCGCGGCCTGCTACGTCCGGCTCATCGAGATATGGGACGCTGAGAGCAACACCGTCCTGACGGGGATCACGGGCGTCCCGTACTGGGTCAAGCCGGGGTTCAACCCGCCGGCCACGACCCGGTTCTACCCGTTTTTCGCGTTCTGCACGTCCGAGGTGGACGGCCAGCGCCACCCGCAGAGCCTGGTCAGCCGCTCGATCAAGCTCACCGACGAGTACAACCGCAGCCTGTCGGCCGAGACCGAGCATCGCCGCCGCATCATCCCGAAGACCGCGTTCAACGCTGGCGCCATGACGGACGAGGAGGCCAAGAAGCTGGAAAAGGCCAAGATCGGCGAGATGGTGGCGATCAACACCACCCAGCCGAACGCCGACCTGCGCGCGATTCTGGTCCCGATCACCTACAGCCAGATGGACCCGGCCGCCTACGACCGCAGCAAGATCGAGGCGGCGCTGGAGCGCATCTGGGGCGTTCAGGAGGCGCTGTCGGGTTCGATCAACACGGCCAAGACCGCCACCGAGGCCGACATCCAGCAGCAGGGATTCCAGGCGCGCAGCAGCAGTCGCCGCGACAGCATGGAAATGCGCCTCTCCGAACTGGCCGAGTACACCTGCCAGATCGCCCGTGTGTACCTGAGCGACGAGGACGTGCGATTCATCGCCGGGCCGACAGCCTTCTGGCCGCCGTACCAGGGGCCGGACGATCTGGCCGAGTTCATGCGCATTGAGATCCGCGCCGGTTCGTCGGGCAAGCCGAACACCGCGCTCGAGCGCCAGTCGTGGGCCAACCTCCTGCCGCTGCTGCAGCAGGGGATTGTCGATATTGGCCAGCGGCGTGGAGCGTCAGATGGCTCCATCGCCGATTCGCTGGAGCAGCTGATGCGCCTGACCGCCGAACGCAGCGGCGAGCGCTTCGACATCGACCAGCTGATCCCCCAGAACGATGGCAGCCAGATGGCCGCGCCGGCTCAGGCCGTGCCGGGCAGCGCGCCGCCTCCGCAGGGTGGGAATGGTGGCCAGCAGCCGCCCGTTCCGCCCGCACCTCCCGGTGGCGCACCCGCCGCCGATCCCCTCGCAGCAGCCTGATAGGAGCTGAGATGCGCCACCACCCCCTGACGCTCGCCATCTGGCGGGTGTTCGCAACCTGGAGCAAGTGACCAATGCACGTCGAAGGCGACACCCCGGCGACCGAGCCGGACACCACCCCGACCGACCTGACCGCTGACGCCTTGTCGGCGCTGGACGCGGGCATTGCCGCGGCTGACACTGACACGCCTTCGGCCGCTGAAGCTGTGCCGGCAGATGCTGCCCCGCCTGCTGATGCTGGCACGCCGCCGGCAGACGACCCGGCAGCCGCGCCGCCCGCTGACGGCCAGCCCCCGGCCCAGCCGGAAGGTGCACCGCCGGCCGATGGCCAGCCGCCCGCAACCGAAGCCCAGCCGGACGCCGATACTGAGGCCGAGATCGCCTCGCTGGGTCTGAAGGACAAGACCGCCGAGCGTTTCCGCACGCTGGCCGGCGAGGTCAAGGAGCTGGCCCCGATCCGTGACGCGCTGAAGGCCGCCGGCATCGAGGACGTGGCTCGCCTGCCCGAGCTGGTCCAGCGCTCGCAGGTCGGCGAGGACATGGTCAAGATGGTCATGGAGACCGGCGCCAGCTCCGAGCAGTACGGCGCCGCGCTCGACTACCTGGGGCTGGTCGCCAAGGCGCAGCACGGCGATATGGCGGCGGCCGGCCAGGCCTACGACGTGATGTCGAAGGAGCTGGCCGTGCTGGCGCAGATGCTGGGCAAGGAGGTGCCGGGCGTCCACGATCCGCTGGCCGCGCACCGCGACCTGCTGGCCGAAGTCGAGGCCGGCGACCTGCCGCGCGCCCGCGCCGTCGAGATTGCCGGCCAGCGCGATCGGTCGAAGTACACCGACAGCGTCAAGACCCAGCAGCAGGAGACCCAGCAGGCTGCAGCGCAGGCCGAGCAGCAGGGCATCGACTGGCTGAAGCGCTTTGACGCGGAGATGGCGCAGGAAGACCCCAGCTATGCCGCCAAGCGCCCGCAGCTCAACGACGCCGTGCGCCAGATCCGCGAGGCCTACCACCCGAGCGAGTGGGCGCAGCGGACCGCGCTGGCCTATGCCCGGATCCAGGCGCCTGCAGCTGCTGTAGCTCCGGCCGCCTCGGCACCGGCCGGCCAGCCGCGCCCCGGGCCGATGCGTCCGAGCGGCCCGCGCCCGGCCATGGCCCCACAGGCGTTCGACAACCCGCTGGATGCCCTGAACTTCGGCATCGAGGAAGCCAACCAGGCCTGAGCAGAGCCAAGCTCTGTCCCAACAAGACCCCGCTCCGGCGGGGTTTCTTGTGTCCGTTGACGCATCCCGCAGCACGGGCAATCTGGCCATGCGGCTGACAACCGCGCCACGCAGCAGTACGCCGGAGTCGCGCCCGGTAGGGCAGTGAGAGGCCTCGCCCCCCTCGGACGTGGATGGAAGCAAGACACCCATTCCCCTTCGAGGACACCCCTATGGCCTTTACCCCGGCCCAGTTGGCAATCGGCGCGAACTACACGCTCGAGAGCTACGCCAAGAACGACCCCATCGACCAGATCAGCGTGAAGCACGCGCTGCTGGATATGCTCGTCTCGAGCAAGGAAGTGTCGTTCTTCGGCAACGGCATCTTCAACGAGAAGCTGTTCATCAACAACGACAGCAACTACCAGAACTACAGCGGCGCCGACCAGGTCACCTACAACGAGCGTGACCCCAATCGTTTCGCCAAGTTCCAGTACTACAGCAACCACGAGGGCTTCTGGTTCGATGAGGACCGCCTGATCGCCAACGGCATCAACATCGCCGATGACGGTGTGGCCGTGCCGGATTCGACCGAGAAGGAACAGCTGGTCAACCTGTTCAAGTCCAGCTGGACTGCCCTGAAGAACGGCATCCAGGAAGGCCTGGCTCTGGAGCTGCTGCAGAACGGCTCGCAGTCCGCCAAGGCCGTGCCGGGCGTGGACCACATCGTCTCGACCACCCCGGGCACTGGCGACGTGGTCGGCGGCATCAACGCCAGCACCAGCACCTACTGGCGCAACAACGCCAGCATGGCCATCGCCTCCGGCGGTGTCGTGGCGGCGCTGGATGCGATGTACGACGCCTGCGTGCGCTATGGCGGCTCCCCGCCGACCGACCTGATCTGCGGCCTGGCGTTCCTCAACGCCTACAAGGCCGAAGCCGGGCTGGCCGTCAACCGCCAGATCATCATCAACGAGCGCGGCGGCACCGGCCTGGACGCGTCGGTCACTGCGGTGTTCTACCGCGGCATCCAGCTGATCTGGGATCCGACCTTCGAGCTGCTGGATTCCAAGCTGGGTGCGATTACCTACCCGTACACCAAGCGCTGCTACATGCTCAACCGGAATTTCATCAAGTTCCGCCCCGTCAAGGGCCACTGGATGAAGAAGCGCAAGCCGGAAAAGCTGCCGGACCGCTACGTGACTTACTACGCGCAGACCAACAAGTATGGCCTGACCGCGTCGAAGCGCAACGTGCACGCCGTCCTGTCCATCGCCTGATCGGGCCTGGCCTGATCCGAGTGCCCAGGCTTCGGCCGGGCACTCATGGGAACCCCATTCGGCTATAGGAGCCACCCCATGAAGTCCACCCCGATCACCGATACCGCCTTCAAGACCGGCAACAGCCCATTCCTGCGCGGCGGCAGCGCGACCTTCTCCAACCTGTCCGGCAGCGCGGCGACCCTGCAGGGTTCCGACACCCAGACCGGCACCTACACCACCCTCGCCACCCTGGCTGCCAACAGCCAGACCGAGGTCCAGAACCTGCCGCAGTGGATCAAGCTGTCCGCCGCCGGCACCGTCTACGCCCTGGCGGGCTGAGGAGTGCTGCACATGAGCAAGTCGACCACCGTCCTTACCGTGGTGCTGCTGACCATCCAGCGCAGCTCCGAAGTCACCATCACCGACTCCGTGTTCGAGCACGAGGTGCCGATCCTCGAGCTGATCCATGGCGAGGAGAACGTGAACGTCGTCAACGATGACTACCACGCCATCGAAGTGCCGAACAACGCGACCCAGGAGTATCAGCGCCTGATCTCCAAGTATGGCGACAAGTACCGTCCGGTCATCGACCAGGTGTTCCGCGGCGGCGCGCGCGACGTGGCGAAGGAAACCGGCATGGAGCTGGGCAAGGACAGCTTCGTCAAGCAGTCCGAGGCCATCGTCAACAGCAAGCTGCCGCCGCGTCCGGGCGAGAAGGGCTACGACGCACCGGCATCCGCGCAGGCCGGCGCCGGCACCGCTTCCGCCGATGCTGGTGGCGAGCAGCCCGAGTTGACCCATGCCGAGCTGCGCGAGGAGCTGACCCGCCTGGGCATCGAGCACAAGGGCAATGCCCCGAAGGCCGAACTGCAGGCGCTGTACGACGCCGCGCAGGCCGGCGCAGGCACCCTGGGCGGCTGATCGCCCAGCGCAGGTAGTAACCCGACGGGCTGGGGAAACCTGGCCCGTCTCTACAAAAGGGCTCCCATGAGCATCACCGACGGTATCCAGTGCGCCTGCTCCAGCACCGATGGCAATGCAACGCTGGCGGAGCTGCGCAAGCGGCTGATGTACCGGCTGGGCTTCGCCGCGCAGGCGAACAACCCGCCGCCGGGCATGAAGGAGCTGCTGACCGACTTCCTGCAGAGCGCGCAGGTGGCGCTGTTCCGGCGCCCCACTGGCGAGTTCCGCAACGAGCGCTGGTTCTCTTGGCCGTTGGTGGCCGGCCAGCGCCTGTACGACTACCCCGACAACGACGAGAAGAACGCGCCGCAGTCGTGTCCAGTCACGCTGGACCCGCGCAAGGTGACGTGGGTGGGCCGCGAGCGCGATGGCGTCTGGGCCGAGATGCACCAGGGCATCAACCCGCGCGCCTACACGACGAGCGAGCTGACTGGCCTGCCGCAGCGGTTCGAGTTCCGCAACTGCATCGAGATCTGGCCGGCGCCGGACGAGACGCTGGGCAACCTGGTCATCAAGGGCAAGTTCGACCTCAACCGCTTCGCCGAGGATACCGACAAGACCACCATCGACAGCGAGATCGTGTTCCTGCTGGCCTTGGCCAACGCCAAGCAGCACTACCGCCAGCCGGATGCGCAGACCTACATCCAGCAGCTGGAGGTGATGATCTCCAACCTGGTGGCAGGCACGCATGCCACGGCGCGCTACATCCCCGGTCCGCCTTCGGTGGAGTGGGTATACGTCCCGCCGCGGCCCGAGGTGCCGTTCCCGTGACCGGTCGCATCGTCACCCTCAACGCGGCCAAGGGCGGCATCAACCGCCTGCGGGTCAAGGGTGGGGCAGACCCCAGCACCCTCTATGACCTGGTCAACGGATACGTCGATCAGGCCGGCGTGCTGCGCTCGCGCCCGGGCACCGAGAACACCGTGACGCTGCCGACCGGCGCCACGAAGGGCATGTGCGCCTACGACGGCAAGCTGATCGTCTTCAGCCACACCCCGCAGACCATCCCCGCGAGCACGCCGGGTGTCGAGTGCGAGGTGCTGAAGCACCCGACCATCCCCGAGATGCCGATCAAGGAAATCCACTTCGCTGGCCCGTTCCTCGGCTACCTGTACGTGGTGCCCGAGTTCGACAACGGCGACGTGTACCACTACTGGCTGCAGCGTGGCACCACCTGGGCGCCGGGCAAGACCTACCTGCCGGGCGCCATCGTCACCCCGACCGACCCCAACGGCATCGCCTACCAGATCGACAGTGGGACGGGCGTCTACCCGGTGTGGCTGCGCAACCTTGCGCGCGCGCTGGGCGACAAGGTCGTGCCGACGGTTGACAACGGCTACTTCTACACGGTTACCGACGTATTCGGGCCGGCGCCGCGCTCTGGCGCCACTGAGCCGAACTGGCCGGCCACGCCCGGCGCAACGGTGTTCGAAGACAGCGACGTGGCCAACCCAACGCCTGTGCTTGCCGAGAGCCCTGGCAGCACGCTCTCGCCCGAGATCAAGGATCGCTACGGCGTCGGCAGCAGCTCCACATCCAGCAGCCAGGAGGCTCTGTAATGGCCGCACCATTCTGGCAGCAGGGCACGCTGTACCTGCCCGGCGACCTCGTCCAGCCGATCACCCAGCCGCCGCCGAACAACCCGCAGGTGGCCAATGGCGGCTTCCAGTCGGGCGCGACTGGCTGGACCTTCAGCGGCGCGGCGGCCTACACGGCCAGCGGCGGCTACGGCGGGGGCGGGTGTGTGCAGCTGCCCGGCAACCAGCCTGACGGCGTTGCCCTGAACAACACGCAGCTCGCCGTGGAGGATGGCGTCACCCTCTCGGCCACGGCCATGATCCAGCAGGGCGCTTCAGTGCGCGGCGCCACCGCCGGCTGGGTCGAGATCCTCTGGTATGACGGCCTGAACACCCTGCTGGAGACCGTGAAGGGCAATGTGGTCGATGACGGCTCCGGCGGCGCCTGGCACCAGTCGAAGGTCGAGTCGGTGAAGCCGGCCACGGCCTCCTACGCCAAGGCAGCCATCCATCTGACCTCGGTCGCTGACCACAACCACGCGATCTTCGGCGACAACCTCGCCGTCAGCGGCGCCAGCGCCGGGCTGCCAAACGGGCTGATCTACAAGGCCGTGCAGGTCGAGTCGGGCCTGTCCGGCAGCAGCGAGCCTGCCTGGCCCGGCATCCTCGGCCAGCAGGTGGTCGACAACGAGGTGATCTGGGAGGCGGTGACCACCAGCCGCGTCACCTGGACCGCTTCGCCGCGGTACGTGAGCGGGACTGTCGAACCGACGTGGCCGACCGACATTGGCGCCATGGTGCAGGACGGCTCCATCAACTGGAAGGCCATCTCGCGCCGCGTCGAGGACGAGAAATGCCCGCAGTCCAAGGTGGTGGCCATCATCGCCAGCAAGGTTTTCGCCGCCGACAAGGACATCGTGCGCTTCAGCGCCACCGCCAACCCGCTGGACTGGTCGAGCGCTGACGACGCCGGCTATCTCCCGACCGGCCTGCAGCAGGCCAACGCCAACGATATCGCCGTGCTGGCGCCGTACCGCGCCAACCTCGCGCCGATGAACGCCAGCAGCTTCCAGAACTGGCAGGTGGACCCGGATCCGGCCTCGATGGCGCTGGTGGACCAGATGGACGGCATCGGCTCGATCTCGCCGAAAGCCGCCGTGGGCGTCTCCAACGACCTGTTCTACCTCTCGCAGCTGGGCGTGCGGACCATTGGTATTGCCAACGCGGCCGAGAACCTGGCCGCAGGCGACGTGGGCGCGCCCATCGACGTTCTGGTGCAGCAGGCCATCCTGTACGCCAACGCGAATCAGACCCCGCCGCTGGCAACCTACTACCCTGGCGCTGGCCAGTACTGGCTGGCGTTCCCCAACTACCCGCCGCCGGTCTTGGGCGTGTATGGGGCGCTGCCGCAGGTCGGCTGCGGCGATGCAGTGGACTTCCAGTATGTCGTGGCAGGCGGCCTGCCGCCCTATGCGATCACGATTGTGGATGGCTCGTTGCCGCTGGGCCTGACCATGGACGCGACCGGCCGTGTCACTGGCGAGATCGCCGTTGGCGGCGACGCGGTGTGGACCGTTCGAGCTACGGATGCGCTCGGTGACGTTGCTGAAAAGGTCGAGGACCGAACCGGATACGCCGGCTTCTTCCACTACCTGACCACCCACCTGTACCCCGTGGATGGCGGCATGGACGCGATGGAGATTGCCTCCGATGTCGTGGAAGGGACCCTGCGCAACGTCTTCCGTAGCTACGCGGTTCCGGCCGAGTCGCTCTCCATCGGTTCGATAGTTGAGTCCGCAACCCTGCGCGCGACCGTCCAGCAGTACGCGCTAAATGAGTTGGTCTCGCTGGCTACCGCCGTTGAAGCTGGGACGCTGCGCAACACACTGAAGTCCTACGCCATACCGGCCGAATCGATTTCGCTATCCACCGCAGCAGTGGCGGGAACGCTGGTCAGAACCCTTATCACCACCACCATGGCACCCGAGGGCATCGGGATGTCTTCCAGTGTCGTAGGAGGCACCCTCGTATGAGCAACATCCTCACCGCGCACAATGGCTATGCCGGTTGGTACAAGATGGAAGCAGTCCGGCTTGACGCCGATGGCCAGGAAATTGAAGGCAGCCGCCGAACCCTTGCCGACTGGTTCCCCAACCTGATCACCAATGCCGGTCTCGATCTTCTCGGCACTACCGGCGGGACGCTGGTGAACGAATACTGCCGCGTTGGGTCTGGTAACACGGCGCCCGCCAATACGGATACCGCGCTGGTCGCCCAAATTGCGGTCAGCAACAGCGCTCAATCTGATACCACTGGCGTGAATCGGGCCGGTACCTACTACGGCTGGCGCCGCCGGGTCATCCGCTTTGCTGCCGGGTCGCTCGGCTCCTCCGCCGCCAACATCGCTGAGGTTGGCGTGTCCCCGGCAGCGGCGACGGCGCTTTTCAGCCGCGCCCTGATTCTGGATGGCGGCGGTGCCCCGACGACCATCTCTGTGCAGCCTGACGAGGTGCTCGATGTGACCTACGAGCTGCGCATGTATCCGACGTTGGCAGATGCGACGGGCTCTGTCGTGATCGCTGGCGTCACCTACGCGTGGACGGCAAGGCCGATCACTGACCCGTTCTATGAATCGAGAATGGCGGACGTTGGTTTCGGCATCGCATTCAGTGCGGATACTGGCGGCAGCCGGGCTGTATACGGGCCCTTGGCGATGGCCACGCTTCCTGCTCAGAACTCTCAGCCCAGCAGCCCGGTGGAAGGAACGAGGACTGTCGCGCTGGCATACACGAACGGGAGTTACCAGAGGTCTTACCGGATTGACCTTGACGAGAACGAGGGGAACGTATCCGGCGGCATTGGCGCACTTTTCGCATGTTCCAACCAGCTGCAGAGCGGCGGCGCCTGGGCATGGGGCCTGTCGCCCAAGCTGCCCAAGACTTCTGCCTTCAAGGCCACGTTCACCGTGCGCCAGTCGTGGGGGCGCTACACCCCATGATTCCGTCCGGCGGCCCGTCCAATCCAGCCCAGCCATCCGAGTACCTCGAAAGGGTGAACTCCACGCTGGCTCCGCTCGTTGACTACGAGATGGGCGGGATCGCTCTGAACAACGCCAGCTTCGGCCTGTGGGTAAGGCTGTGGCGTGTTCGCGTGGACGGGGATGTGGTCTATCTCGCGCCGGAAAGCGGCGCCGAACAGCCCATGTTCATCCGTGCTGGCATCAGCGAGGTAGCGCTGGCGTTCGACCAGAATATGCAGCCCGTGATCGCATTCGTGCAGGACGGGCAGGCTTGGCTCTGGTGGTATGACAGCTCTGTCCCGGGCATGGTGTTCACGCTGATTGCAGGTGCGGTCAACCCGCGCCTGACGCTGGACGACAAGCGGCCGGGGCAAGTCGCCAATTCCGATGTGATTCTGGCCTACCTTCGCTCGGGCGCTCTGTACTACCGGCAGCAACGGGATCGCTACCTCACCGAGTACCTGTTCTCGTCAAGCCCCCCCTGCGGCGGCCTGGCCAGCGTGTGCATGAGTAAGGGCGGCCGGCTGCAGTTTGCCTTCGGAGGCACCTGATGGACTCAACCGTATTCGTCTACACCATGCGCGGAACGGGCAAGCAGGGTGCGTGGAGCCGCTACCTGTTCCCGTTCTCCGTGGATGCCTTCGCGCAGCTGGGCAACGATCTATACGTACGCCACGGCGATGAAATCAGCAAGGTTTCCGAGTACGCGGTCGGCGATGACGTTGGCGGATCCACTATCCAGTTCGGGGGCACCGCATGGTGGCCGTGGCTGGACTTCGGGACGCCCGGGGTGACCAAGATGATGGAGGGGTTCGACATCGTGAGCCAAGGCGTGCCCAGCATCAGTATCGGCTACGACCAGCGCAACCTGGCCGCGTTCACCGATCCCTACGAGGTGGATGCGGACACGTTGCCGGGCGGGGTGATCCCGTTCCCGCTGTCGGCACCGACCTTCAGCCTGCGCGTTGACTTCGCGCCGGGCCAGAAGTGGGCGCTGACGCAGGCGTCCCTGAGCTTCTTCGATCTCGGGAACGGGCCATGACCGTCACCGTCACCGACCAGGTTCTGATCGAGGACCTGGCCTATCTGGCGCGCAACATGCGCCCGGACGAGATCGAGCAGGATCTGGCCGTGACTGGCGCGGCCGAGTACGACCCGCAACAGGCGATTCTGCGCATGGCCACGGTGACCGGCCCGAAGATCCTGGTGCTGGCCGACAACGTGCCGGTGGTGGCCGGCGGGTTCTGGCAGGTCCGCCCCGGCGTCTGGGAGGGCTGGCAGCTGGGCACCATGGACGGCTGGGCGGCCCATTGGCGCACGATCACCAAGGTGACGCGCCGCCTCAACGACGAGTGGCTGGCGCGCCCTGACGTACACCGCCTGCAGCTGTACGGCCTGACCGGCCGCGACAAGACATTCGAGTGGTACGAGCGATCGCTCGGCTACCGCCGTGAGGCAACCCTGAGCCGCTACTGCGCCAATGGCGCCGACGCGGTCCTGTTCGCACGAGTAAAGGAGGCTGCCTGATGGCCGGCGGCGGCAATATCGGCAAGGGCAACTGGGCGGACCCGACCGGGCTGGTCCAGAAGTCGGGCGCGCGCAAGTGGCTCGATCCGTTGAACCTTACCAGCACGGGCAACCAAGGCGAGTCCGCTGCAGACGTGGCGGCTCGGCTGGAAATGGAGCGGCAGGCGGCCATCAAGGATGCGCAGGGCCGAATCAACGGCGTCTTCGACAACCCGCGTCGCGCGCGCGACATCGCAGACTTCGTGTCGGCGGTGCGCCAGCGCGGCATGGAGGACCTCGACCGCCAGAACGCCGAGGCAAACCGAGAACTGCGGTTCGCCCTGGCACGCGGCGGCCTGTCCGGCGGCAGCGTCAACGTGGATCAGAACCGCAGGCTGGGCGAGGAGTACAACCGTGGCCTGCTGAGTGTCGAGAACCGGGCGCAGGGTGCTGGCTCGCAGCTGGAGGCAGCCGACCAGGACGCGCGCGGCCGACTGATCCAGTTGGCCACCTCGGGACTGGACGCAACCACCGCTGCATCGCAAGCGGCGGCCGGCCTGCGCTCCAACTTCGAAGGCGCCAAGGCTCAGGCCTACGGTGAGCAGCTGGGGGACCAGTTCTCGCAGCTGGGCGGATTCGTCAAGCAGCGCCGCGAGGAGGCCGCCCGTCGGCAGGCCAACCGTGACGCCAACTTCAACCTCTATGGCGGCGGTGCCGCTTACGGTGGATAACCCATGGGCCAGTTCATTCCCATTGCTATTGCCCTGGCCGGAACTGCCGCGCAGCAGGCGGAGACGCAGCGAGTCGAGCGGAAGCAGGATCAGGAGACGGCTCAGGGCCTGCTGAAGCAGTCGCGCATGCAGCAAGACGCTGATCGCCGGGTCAACGACGAGGTCAGTCAGCTGCAGGCCAGCACTGCGGACGATGCACGCGTTCAGCGGCTTGACCAGTACCGACAGCAGCTGCAGCGCGGCCGCAGCCAGGCTGTGGGAGGCTTGGAGACGCCTGTCGGTGGCGCCACCTTCCAGAATGACGCCAGCGCGGCGCGTACCGGCGTGGACAACGCCGCGGCGACGACGGCCGGCCTGATGGCGCGCATCGACGCACCCCAGCTGCAGCGCCAGGATGAGGCGTTCGGCTACGGCCGGCTGGCTACCGATATCGATACTGCCTCGCGCAACAGCCGGCAGCAGCAGTTCCTCGACCAGCTGCGCCTGCGCGCGATTCGCCGTCGCCCTGAAATGGACCTGCTGGCCGGTGGTTTGACCGCTGCCGGCGGCGCCATGGGCAGTAGCGGTGGCGGAATGGCCTCGGTAGCGCCGCGCCAAGGCGCGAGCTTCTACGGCACCTACGACCCGATCACCATGAGGTATGCCTGATGGCCAATCCATATCAGGCTGGGCAGGCGCTCGGCGGCGCGCTGTTTGGCAGCACGCAGGACACCTACACCAACCAGCTGGGCCGAACCTACCAGGTCGAGCAGGCGCTGCAGGAGGCTCGCCGTGCGCGGTCGCAGGCGGTGCTGGCCAATCAGATCAACGAGCAGCGGGCGCTGGTCAACCCGGAGTTGGTGAGCGGCGTTCTGGGCGGCGATGACACCGCCCGGGCGACCCTTGGCAGCATCGCGCTCCTGGCCAACGACAAGTTCGACGCCGGCCAGTTGAACGACGTGCTGGGCGCTGCAGCTCGCAGTTCCGCCCGCGACGCGGCGCTGGGCGGCAACTGGGAGGGCGCGAACGCCAACCTCATGGCTGTGGCACCTGGTCCGCAGGAGCTGGGCGCGGTGCAGGGCCAGAATTTGCTGCAGAACCGCTTCAAGGAAGGTGGCGGCGGCATCTCCACCACGGATCAGGGCCGGGCCGGCATCGCTGCCGACGCGGCGCGCGCGACGGCATCCTATGCCAGCGCGAACAGCTCCAACGCCAGTGCGGCGCGCACCCGGCAGGCTACCGGCATCGACGCGGCCGAGTTCGGCATGAAGCGCAGCGGCCAGTGGAACCCGGGCGGCAAGTCGGCAACGCTGGGCGACGGCGGCAGCAAGCCGCTGCCGGTCGGCGCGCTGAAGGAGCTGCTGGGTATCGAGGACGCTCTGGGCGGCACCGAGGTGCTGGGCGGGATCATTGCCAAGAACCGTGATCGCCTGGACAACGGGACGCTGCAGGTCGGCCCGCTGCAGTCGCTGATCGGTAACGTGCGTACCAGCCTCGGCGTGGCCGGCGACAGCGACGTGGCCCTGAACGAGTGGAACTCCGACCTGACCAAGATCGTCAACGAGTCTCTGCGCCTCAACAAGGGCGTGCAAACCGAAGGCGATGCCCAGCGCGCAGCGAACGAGCTGATGAATGCCCGCGACGCCAAGACTGTGCGCGCGGCCCTCGGGCGGCTGGAGAGCTTCAACAACCAGGCGATCCGCCTGCAGCGGCAGAAACAGGACCTGATCAACGCGAACTACGGCCGCAGCTCCACGCTCGGCGATGCGCCGGCCCTGCAGCCACGCCCGGCCGCTGCCGGCGGCGGTGTGGATGACCTCCTCGGCAAGTACGGGATCCGCTGATGGCCACTCTGGAACAGATCGAACAGGCACTGCGTGCGGCTGACGCGGCCGGCAACACTGAGGACGCCCAGCGTCTGGCGCAGGCGTACAAGGCGCAGCGCGATTCCATGTCCGTGACCGACCTTCCGGCAGTTCAGGCCAAGCGCCCGGACTTCTCCGGCGTGACGGCTACGGTCGACAGCACTGCATCTGGCCGGCAGGCCGACGGCTGGAAGGCGGGCATCCCCCGCGATCTGGCCTTCGGCGCGCGATCGGTGCTGCAGGGCCTCGGCAGCCTGATCGGCGCAGTCGGCGGCGATGCCCTCGGCGCGCTGGAGACCAAGATCACTGGCCGGCCGGTGGCCAGCTTCCGCGACAACGCCGCGGCGCTGGGTGACACCCTGGGCCTGCCCAAGGCGCAGACGGCCGGAGACCGTGTCCTTGGGGACGTGGGCGAGGCCCTGACCGGCACCGCCCTGACGTTGGGCGGCGGGGCGGCGCTCAATGCCCCCCGCGCAGTCGTGCCGACGCTGGCCCGTGCTGCCCCGGCCCCGAGCGTGGTCCCGACCCTCGGCGAGAAGGCCGGTGCGTTTCTCACTGCGCAGCCCGGCCTGCAGACTGTCAGCACCATCACTGGTTCCGGCGCCGCGAGCGGCACAAAGGAGCTGGGTGGCGGACCTGGCGCGCAGGCCATTGCAGGCCTCGCAGGCGGACTGGCGCCCGGCTTTGTGCCGCGCCTGCCGACCTCCGGCGTGGGTTCTGCTGTGACCCAGAACCTGACCCGTCGCGCGCTGCGTGGTTCTGACCCGGACCGCGTGGCGCAGACCCTTGGCGAGTTCGCAGAGGCCGGCGTCCAGCCCAGTATGGGCCAGGCGACCGGCAACCGTGTCCTGCAGGCGACCGAAACCCTGCTGGGCAGCGTTCCCGGCTCCGCTGGCGTGGTTGATCGGTTCGCCCAGCGCCAGGCGGGACAGTTCGGGGATCGAATCGATGAAATCGCGTCCTCGCTGGCTCCCGGCGGGCAGGCGGTCGACCCGGAAATGGCTGGCCTTGCAATCCGGCAGGGCATCGCCGGCCCCGGCGGCTTCAAGGAGACCTCCCGCGCGGAAAGCAATGCGCTGTACCGCGCGCTGGACGAGCTGATCCCGCAGGATTCGCGCGTGGACATTTCCAACGTGCAGACAGCGCTGCGTGAGCTGAATCAGGCTATCCCCGGCGCCCCTTCGACCTCTCGCCTGTTCCAGAATGCGCGCCTTGGCAGCATCGAGGGCGGCCTGATCGATGACACGCAGGGCGTGCAGGCGCTGCTGACCCAGCCCGGCATGCAGGAGCAGGCTGACGCCTACCGCGGCTACCTGCAGGCTCAGGCCCGATCCGTAGAGATGGAGAACGCACGCCGGAAGTCCCTCGGCATGACGGTGATGGAGCCTGTGCCGACGGCCGACCAGATCGAGCAGAACGTCATGGCCACCCTCGGCAACATGACCGACAACCGGCTGCCCTACGAGGCACTGCAGAAGCTGCGGTCGCTGGTAGGTCGCGAGATCGACAACGCCAACTTCGGCAGCGACGTGCCGCGCAGCATGTGGCGCCCGGTGTACGCCGCCCTGAGCCGCGATATGGAGGAGGCGGTGAAGGCCACCGGCAATCCGAAGGCCGCCGAGGCGCTGACGAATGCCAACCAGTACCACTCGCGCTACGTGGACCAGCTGGAGAACATCGACTCCATCATCGGCAAGCGAGATGGCGAGGGCGCCTACCTGGCCGCAGTCAGCGGGGCGAAGGACGGCCCGACCCGCATCCGGTCGATCATGCAGGCGCTGCCCGAGGCCCAGAAGAAGATCGTCAGCTCGGCCTTCATTCGCCGTATGGGCCGGGCGGTCGGCAGCCAGCAGACCGACGAGAACGATGTGTTCTCGATGAACACGTTCCTGACGAACTACGCCAACACCAGCCCCGAGGCGCGCAAGGTGCTGTTCGGCAGCTATGGGCCGGAGTTCGAGCGGAACATGGAGACCATCGCGAAGGCCACATCCCGGATCAGGGAGGGCTCCAAGGTGTTCGCCAACCCCTCTGGCACCGCCGGCCGTGAGGCTTTGATTGGCCAGATTGCCACGACTGGCGCCGGCGCCGGCACCGCGTTGGCGATGGGTAACGCGGGCGCGGCTTTCGTCACTCTTGCCACTTCGCTCGGTAGTTCCGTGTTCGCCAACGGACTGGCGAAGGTGATGACAAGCCCGAAGTACGTGAACTGGCTGGCGCGGACCTCAGAAAAGCCGACTGGCGAATTCCTGAGCCAGCTGCAGGTGCTGAGGGGTATTGCTGAGCGATCACGCGATCCTGAGACGGCTCAGCTTGCCGACGAGATGGAGCGTCAGTTCAACGGACAAACGACAGAATGACGTAGACGAACCCGGAGATGACGCACAGGGCAAGGACGCCCAGCCCCATCAAGCGCGGCAACGGGCTGGCGCTGTTCTTGGCCAGCTCCTCGTCGCGCTTCTCCGCCTGGATGCGCGACCAGGACTTCCAGCTGAAGTAGTCGTTGGTTTTCCAGCCTTTCATGGTCAGATCCTCCTCGAATGGGCGGATGGTAGCACCGGCCGGTGGGGCGGCCGGTGCCAAGCAGGCAGATCAGTCCCTTGTTACGGCGTCGAGATGCTGCTGGGTCACGGTAATTGGCTCGGACCGGCCCTTCTGCACTTCATGGAAGGCACGGGAAGCCTCGAATGCTCGCTTCGCCACGCCTTCAGCGTTCAACTGGCTCTCGCCGGCACCCAGCCGGACAGAGATCGACCTGGCAAAGATCTCGCGGGCAAGATCCCTTTCAGCGCTGGTATCACTGCGATTGTCGCTCATCACCATCTCCTTGTGGGCCGCGGCCAATCCGGGGCCTCGGCAGAGCGTATCACCCTCCGTTGAAGGCGGCCGGCGCGGGGGTAGGGTGACCTCTCCTGGCTAGAGGAGAGGTCACCGATGAAAGTGAAACTTGTGATGTGGTTTGCGCGCGTCCTGGGCGTGCCGGTGGACGTGCATTCCAGCTATTTCATGAAAAACTACATGCGGTTCAAGGCGGGGACCAAGGCCTGAATCTCGGCCAGATGTTCGGCCTTACCGATCAGGGTGATGCCTTTGTAGTCTACGGTCCCCATCAAGGACAGGTCTTTCGCCGGGTCGATGGCCTGCTTAATGCTTGCGGCAATCTGTGCCTGGCTGGACTCACTGTTCACCAGCCAGAATGAAGTCGGCTCACCCCACCAGTGGGTGCCAGCGTGCTTTTGAACTGCATCGGTCAGCGCCTGGTAGCGCTTCTCGTAGCTGCGCCCGCCAGCAACCTCGTCAGCCAAGCGGAAAGTAATCCAGAACGTCTTCATGCCCTTGCCTTCTCCTTGGTGGACCCGGCCGATCCGGGGCCTGCCCGGATTCTAGCGCTCGGCCTTCCCATCCGTTGAAGCCCCGGCCAGCCCCGGCAGCATGGCTCCATTCACCAATGGAGCCCCGCCATGGCGCGGATCACTGCACAAGCTGCCGGCGGCCAGAACGTCTTGGCCTTCCTCGACATGCTGGCGTGGTCGGAGGGCACTAGCACCAGCCCGGCGACCAAGGACGACGGTTACGACGTGATCGTGACCGGGGCCGACCGCAAGCCGGAGATTTTCACCGACTACTCCGTGCACCCGTTCTCGCGAGGCCGGAAGTCGAAGGCCATCAACAGCAAGGGCCTGACCTCGAACGCCTCGGGCCGCTACCAGTTCATGCTGAAGGACTACGCCCATTACCGCGACCAGCTGAAGCTGCCTGATTTTGGGCCGCTGTCGCAGGATCGGTGGGCCATCCAGCTGATCCGCGAGCGCCGCGCGCTGCCGCTGATCCAGGCGGGGAAGATCACGGAGGCCATCAAGGCGGTCAGCAACATCTGGGCCAGCCTCCCCGGCGCCGGATATGGCCAGTTCGAGCACAAGCTCGGCGATCTGCTGGCTGCCTATGAGCGAGGGAAGGCGTCGCAGCGTGCCGACTTCAGCGGCGTGACGGCGACGGTCGATTCGACGGCCAAGGTGGTCAAGCCCTGATGACGCCCAAGAAGTCCCGCGAGGCTGCCGTGGTGAAGCTGCGCGCCGCCCTTTCCATGATGGAGACCAAGGGCATGGCCGCGACCAGCGTCCTGTCCCAGATCAAGGGCATGGTCGAGGAGGCCATCGACTTGATCCAGGAGACGGACCCGCTGAAGAAGCGGGTGGCCTTCATTGTGCTGGCGCTGCAGGAATCCACCGAAATCCATACGGTGGTGCTGCGGAGCAAGGAACACGAGCGAATTCTGATCCGCGACCGGCCACTCTACGAGTGGGCGATGCGCCAGGTGCACGAGCTGACGAGGATGGCCGCATGACCTTCGCGACCCGCAACGTGGGCGCCGCCCGCGCCGGCATCGCCACGCTGATCCTTTTCCTGATCGGCATGGGCATGGCCGCGATGCTGGCGGTGACGATCCCCGAGCAGAACAAGGACGCGTTCCTGATGCTGATCGGCGGCCTGAACACCGCCATGGGCGGAATCATCCAGTTCTATTTCAACATCGGCGCGCGCCGATCCTCGGGAGGCTGAGATGCTGATTCCTGACCCGCTGCTGCCATATGTGAAGCTGATCCGGGCTGGCCTTTGGGTCGCCGCGGTCGCAGCCGTGCTGCTGATGGGTGCTCGCCTCGGTTCCGACTACCGGGCCAAGAAGGACCGCGCCCTGATCGTCGCCACCGAGAAGCAGCGCGACGACGCCCGGGCCGAAGCGGCCGAGAACCTGCGCGCGGCCAACGCGGCCGGCCATCTCCTGCAGGACGTGAACCGCCAGACCCAGGCATCTATCGACGCCGCCGAGATGGCGCGCAAGGCAGCCGCTGCAGCAGCCAGCCGGGCCGAAGCGGCAGCGGCCGAGGGTCAGCGCCGGGCCAGCGCGGCAGAGAAGGCGCTGCAGGCCGCCAAGACCACGCCGGCATGCCGGTCCCAACTGGAGATGCAGCTGTGCGATTCCATCCCCTTGCTCTGACCGTGCTGGTGCTGGCCGGGTGCGCTACCCGGCCTGAGCGGCCGAACCTGCCCGAGAAGGTCTATGTGACCGTGGAGAAGCTGGTCCCGGTCGACGACCGCCTGACCCAGCCCTGTATGGCCACGCGCGTCACCACGCGCACGGTCGAGGCGGTGGTCAGTGCCTACAACGCCAACCTGCTGGCCCTGCAGGACTGTAACGCCCGCATGGGCGAGATCCGCGCGCTGGGGCGGTAATGGCCAAGCAGAAGGTCCCGCTGTATCAGAACCCGCGCAACTTCGCCTCGGTCGAGGACGGGGCGACGAAGGGTGCGCGCGTCGGTACGGACCTGCTCGGGCCTGACGGCAAGGTTCTGACCGCCGACCAGATCATCAACCCGCCAGCCTCGTCCGGCAGCCAGAACCAGCGCACCGTCTGGAAGCTGATTCTGGAGATCCCTGGCAACATCAAGAAGTTAGCCGAACTGGTCGGCAATGGCTTCGCTGCCCGGCAGGCCAACGGCGATTGGGCGCTGCGCACGCTGCAGCCTGGCGACGCAATCGAGATCGAGAACGGCGACGGTGAGGCCGGCAACCCGGTCATCGGGCTGGAGGACCTCCCAGACAGCGGCGTGGGTGCCGCGCTGGTCAAGACGACCCGAGATTCCAAGGGCCGCACCTCCGGCACCTCGAACGCCACGACCACTGATTTGGCCGAGGGCGCGAACCTCTACTACACGGATGGGCGGGCAGACGCTCGGATCAACGCGCAGAAGGGCCAGCCGAACGGCCTGACCCCGCTTGGCCCGGACTCCAAGATCCCGAACCAGTACCTGCCGCCGCTGGCGATCACGTCCACCTTCGTGGTCAACAGCCAGGCCGCGCAGCTGGCGCTGGATGCCCAGGAAGGCGACGTCGCGGTCCGCACCGACCTCAGCAAGAACTACATCAAGAACGCTGGCACGACCGGGACCATGGCGGACTGGACAGAGCTGCTGACGCCCGCGGCACCGGTCCAGTCGGTGAACGGCAAGACGGGCAATGTGGTGCTGAACGCCGCCGATGTTGGCGCAGCGCCAGCCAGTGCGGCGTTTCCTGAGGCGCCGACGGATGGCTGGCCCTACGCGCGCGGCTCGTCCGCGTGGCAGCCGCTCGCCGGCCCGAACAGCCCCTATGTGCTGCTGACGCTGCCGGCGCTCACGGACCAAGCTGGCCGCGTGCTGACGGATCAGCAGGGCCGGGTGCTGTTCGCCAACGTCCCGCAGATCCCCTTCGCGTGGCTGGTGGGCGTGCAGGCCGCGGTGAAGCAGATCTATCCGCTTTCGGCGCTGCCGGCGGTGACGCCGTACCCGCGCGAGATCTACGTGTCTGGCACGTCCGGCGTGTCGGGGATCATCCCGGCCTACAGCGACGGGACGAACTGGATTCGCTTCTCCGACAACACCCCGGTGAACTGATGGCCGATCTGTCCGTAATCACCCGGATCCAAGATATCCCGCTGGTGGCCGGCACCGATGGGCTGACGGTTGTTGCCGGTCCCGGCCTGGCCTACCTGCCCGATGGCACGCGCATGCGCTCCGGCGGCGCGTCGGCGGCGCTGCCGGCCACACCTGCCAACGGCTGGTGGTACGCCTACGGCTACCCGATGGAAGGCGGCATGATGGGGCTGGAATTGAGCCAGACGCCGCCGGACGCCCCGTATCTGGACAACGCTACCGCGCGCTGCAAGCAGGGCGATACCACGCGCCGGTATCTGGCCCAGGGGCTGGTGGTCGGCAACCGGCTGCGCCCGGCGATTCACCTGCAGGCCAACAGCAAGGGCAACCTGGTGCTGTTCGACCAGTCGACCACGTTCTTCACCGTGCCACCTTCGCTGCTGGTGCTGACCTCCAACGTGCAGACCCCGGTGACCACCTCGCTTGCCGGGCTCGTTCCGGCCAACGCGACCGCCGCGCGCTTGCAGATCAACAACCTGACCAACGGCTACCTGTACCTGCAGCGCGGGTCACTGGCCCCGGTAGGCACTCCCGTGTCGCAGTCAAACCGCCAGATCGCGGTGCAGCCCAACAACTCGCTGGTGGTGGATGTGCGTCTCGACTCGGCGCTGAACATCGCGACCTTCGTCTCGGCGACCAACATTCTCGGCCAGCTCCTCACCCTCATCCTGACCGGTGGCTACTCCATCGAGGTGCAGGGCTACTTTTACGACCGGTGACCACTCATGCCAATCGACTTTCCGACCGTCAAGTACGGTGATCCGACTGCTTTCCCGCCGTCGACGCCTGCCGCCACCGACACCGTCATGGCTCGCACCAGCGCTGGCGGCGACCGCAACTTCGCCCTCGGCAACCTCGCAGGCATCGCCCCGGTGGCCGTCGCCAATGACCAGGCGCTGGTCTACACGGGCGGTGCGTGGGCCTCCTACAGCCTCACCGCAGGCGGCCGCGCCCTCTCCGCCGTCGCAGGCACCGCCAACACCTTTCCGTATTTCTCGGCGGCGAACGTGGTGTCGCTGGCGCCGATTACAGCTACGGGCCGCTCTGTTGCGGGCGCATCAGATGCTGCCGCCGCACGAGGAGCAATAGGTGCCGCAGATGACACAAATGTTGTCCATCGAACTGGGGCAGAGTCTGTCGCAGGGGAAAAAACGTACACCGATATCAGTAGGTGGACGCTGGGAACCGCCGGTACCATTGAATATGGAACACCAGCTGGCGTTCCCGGAATTGTCGGTAGGTCAGGGGACCCCGCTGGTGGTATCGCTAATCAATTCCGCAATGATTTCCGCTTCGGCTCTGGCTTTATCCAGTTGCTGAATGCCTCATCCGCGGGCACAGCGGCAGGTGTTCGTGGCGTCCAGTGGGATGCTAACTATTACCCTGTCCAGAGTAATGCAATGTCGCTCGGACGATCCGGCAACGTCTGGACGCAGGTGTTCGCCACCAACCCGACCATCAGCACCTCCGACGCCCGCCTGAAGACCGAGCCGCGCCAGCTGCGGGAGGCTGAGTTCAAGGCGTTCTCGGCCGTGTGCCGCCTGCCGCCGGTGTGGCGTTGGCTCAGCCGCGTGCATGGCGACGAGAACTGTGAGCCGGAAGGCCGGGCCGCCCGCAAGCACTTCGGCCCAACCGTGCAGGCCGCCATGCAGGTATTCGCCGACAACGGGCTGGATGCCTTCGAGAACGCGCCGTTCTGCTATGACCAGTGGGAAGCGCAGCCGGAACAGTGGCACGAATGGCCGGCGAAGGAGGCCGTACTGGACGACGACGGCAACGTGCTGGAGCCTGCCGTCGAGGCTGGCCGCGAGCTGATCCAGCCTGCGCGCGAGGCCGGCGACCGATACAGCTTCCGCAAGGAGGAGCTGCTGTGCGGCATGGTCAGCGCCTTGGCACGCGAGAACGACGAGCAGGCCGCCAAGATCGAGGCGCAGCAGGCTCTGCTGGACGATCTTCTGGCCCGGGTCACCGCCCTAGAGGCCAAGGCCTGATCTCATCCCCTGCGACGGGGAGGCGTATCCTCCCCGGCATGGCACTCCCCGACGGCTTCCACTGGATCAGGTCCTCTCCCAATCAGGGGGCAGAGGACGTGCTGGCCTACGAGTTCTGCTGGGTGGCCCAGCTGTACCAGCGGGTCGACAACCTGAAGTGGTTCGCCCGGCTGGACGTGCAGCTGGAGGGGCAGGGGAAGAAGCGGCCGCCCAGGCCCTGCCAGAGCTACTGGACCGGCAGGGCAGGAATCGAGCAGTGGGTGGTGCGGCATCAGGACCGGCTGCGCGCTGAGGTCGCTGCCGTCCGGGCGGCAAAGGAAGCCGGGAAGATCAGAAACGACTGA